TTGTGTATGGTGACGAGGAGGACTTAGTTGAATTGGTATCAGTTAAATCGCGTGGAGTTGACATCACTAATTGGATCAACACTAGTTATATATTCGATCTTATTTCTGATGAGATAAGCAACGCAGACTATCACTATAGTGATCATGGAGATTAAGTATGACTATTATTGAATTTGATACAGCGTTACCTGAGTATGCAGCACCGGGTGAACGTCCTGTTATACAGATGTTGATTGACTTTTGCCTGCGTGATGATGGCAAGGTGTCAGTGTGGGATGGTGAGGAGCTATCTGTGCATGGGTGTAGCAGTAAGGCGCACATCCTGAAGAACCTATCACAGACTGAGATGGATCAGGTGGAAGCATACGACAAGGATGGTAACTGTCGTGGGTGGTTCTCGTTGATCTATCACAACGGATCAGAGAATGACCCTATGATTGTGATCTCTGACTACAGTTACAACGAGTGGACAGAGAGTGTGTACCGTAGACTAGATGGAGTGTTTGGAGGTATTGAGTTATGAGTTACTACATCAAACCAGTTGAGCAGATAGTAAGTAATCGTATGGCTGTGTACCGTGTGGTGCAGAGACTGCGTGACTTCAAAGCAGAGAACGGCGTGGAGTACATGGTGTTCCCCAACAAGAAAGCCATGAAGACTGCGTTGTTTGTTGACCTGTACTGTGGTAAGAACGGTAAGCTGGTCAAGCTAAAAGACAGATCACTATTGAGGTTCTGACATGAAAGATGGTATGACACACCAACAGATCGCAGATGTTCTTGGTATATCACGCGAGCGAGTACGTCAGATAGAAGCAACTGCATTGAGAAAGCTGCGTCGTTCTGGTAAGTTAAAGGAGTTCCTGTGCCTTCTTGATATGGAGGTGCAGGAATATTACGGTGAGCAAAGCAAAAGAATTAAACAGTGTGAATAGTTGTACTTCCTTTTTGTTTTGTTATGTGGTACAATTATCTATATAGATAACTAAGTATTAATATTATTACTAATACTATTACTAATACATAGGAACTACATAGTATGACTAACGATCAAATGATTGAAGAGCTAGTTGAGTTTCAGTTTCAAAACATCACGCTGGTTGAGGTGGTAAATATATATATCCAGTTGCAGCGTAAGTTTTTGAAGGATCAGTTTACCGAAGAAGAAATAAAACTTAAGTATGATATGCTATTCGGAGATGAGGAGGTAGTACACTGATGGCGTTTGTTAAACTGCACCAGCAATGCGAGGACTGTGGGTCTAGTGATGCACTGTCATACAATGAGGATGGATCTAGTTACTGCTTTGCCTGTGCTAAGTTCACCCCGTCAGAAGCCACAGGAGGCTCTGTGAGCAACATTAAGGAACGAGTAGTACCAGCGGCAGGGTTCGACAGAGCGGCCTTTACAGAGCCATACAGAGGCTATCAGGACAGGTGTATAACTGCTGATACCATGTCTGCATACTCTGCACAGCAGAAGGCAGGTAACATTCTGTTTGGATATCACACACCACAGGGTGAGTTAGTGGCGGTGAAGACTAGGTATCCAGACAAGCAGTTCAAGATTGGTGGGGACTGGAAAAAGGCTGGGTTGTACGGTCAGCATCTGTTTCCCAGTGGTGGTCAGTACATAACCGTAGTGGAGGGAGAGTTCGATGCGTTGGCTGCATATCAAATGTTTGGTGGTAAGTACCCTGTTGTGTCTATACGTAACGGCGCACAAGGGGCTGCTGCTGACTGCCGCAGAGCCTATGACTTTCTTGATCAGTACGACCACATAATCTTTTGCTTTGACAACGACGATCACGGCAGGGCTGCTGCATTGGAGTGTGCTGATATCTTTGGTGGTAAGTCTAGGATCTACCACCACGGAGAACACAAGGATGCTTGTGACTACCTGATGAACAGTGACAAGGAAGAATTTGTCAAGAGGTGGTGGGCAGCTAAGACGTACACACCTGATGGTATGGTGATGCTGGGTTCACTGCGTGAGTCGCTGAAGAAACCATTGGAAGAGGCAGAGGTACGCTACCCATACAAGGGACTGGATGACATGACGTTTGGTATTAGACCGACTGAGCTAGTCACAATCTGTGCTGGCTCTGGTCTTGGTAAGTCTACGTTCATGCGTGAGCTAGTGTTCTCCATCTTGTCACAGACTAACGACAGGGTAGGACTAGCGTTCCTTGAGGAGACACCTGATCGTACTGCTCGTGGTCTAGTAGGACTACAGATCAACAAACCAATACACCTACCGGGATGTGACTACTCACCCAGTGAGGTTGACCGTGTGTTTGACAGCATGGATCTTGATGACCGTGTTGTACTGTGGGATACGTTTGGGTCGAACAAGATAGAGAACGTGTTGGCTAGGTTCCGTTACCAGATCAAGGTACTGGGTGTGCAGTACATAGTGCTGGATCACATATCAATACTGGTGTCAGATCAGGACAACGGTGACGAGCGCAAAGCTATTGATGAGATCATGACTAAGCTACGTATGTTCTGTCAGGAGATGCGTGTGTCTATGTTTATTGTGTCACACCTACGCAGGCCTGAAGGCAAGGGCCATGAAGACGGTGCATACACCAGCCTTGGTCAGCTACGTGGGTCGGCTGCGATTGCACAGCTTAGTGACATCGTGCTAGGATTAGAACGTAATGCACAGGCAGAGGATCCTATGGTACGTAACACCACCAACGTGCGTGTGCTGAAGAACAGGTTCAGTGGTATGACAGGACCAGCTACATCACTGATGTACAACAAGGACACAGGGAGGCTCACTGAGGTATTCGAATGAGGTGTGTTGCTTGCGATAAGATAATGACAGACTACGAACTAACCAAGAAGTTCAGTGGTAGCGGTGAGTTTGTTGATATGTGTAATGAGTGTAGTCGTTACCTTGTTGATGATGATTTGATAACAGTAGGTAACATGGACTACGCTACCCTTAGTGATCTAGAGGAGATACGAGATGTCGAAGATGGGACGTTGGATTATGACACAGGAACAGAACAAGGAGATGAGGAAGAATGGCTATGAACTTTCAGAAAGACAACAGCTTGATCTCGCCTACTACGAATACTGTGTTTTTAGACATAGAGGCAGACGGCCTGAACCCTACGAAAGTACACTGCGTGGTTACAAAGAGATCGAACGAAGCTCACTTGACCCATTTATCTAGAAGGAGTTTGATGAATGAACTGGGAAAAGGTGGATCTATATGCGGTCACAATATTATTGGGTATGACCTTCCTGTTCTGCACAGGTTATGGGGTATACGTATTCCTCAACACAGAGTTGTGGACACGCTGGTTCTTTCTCGGCTCTTTCATCCCGATCTGGATGGTGGTCACAGCCTCGCTGCTTGGGGAACTAGGCTTGGCTTTCCTAAAGGAGAGCATAGTGATTGGGAAGAACTCTCTGAAGAGATGGTTGAGTATTGCAAGAGAGATGTGGATGTCACTCACAGATTACATGATGCGTTGATGGCACAGATGCAGATGTTTGGATTCAGTCAGCATTGCGTTGACCTTGAACACAGCGTTGCGTTCATCTGTAAAGATCAGGAAGACAATGGCTTTGAGTTTGATAAAGAGAGTGCGTTATCTTTGTACGAAGAATTAACTACTCGTATGCACAGGATTGAGCAGGATCTACAGCGTGTGTTCCCGCCAATAGTAGAGGAAAGGATCAGTGATAAAACACAGAAGAGACTCAAGGACAAAGTTACGGTATTCAATGTCGGCAGTAGACAACAGATTGCAGAGCGGCTTGCTGGCAAGGGTGCAGTGTGGAAGGAACTCACTCCCGCAGGAAAACCAAAGGTCGATGAGGCTACCCTTAAAAAGCAGACTCACATTCCAGAAGCAAAGATCATACTACGTTATCTTCTCTGCCAGAAGCGAGCCTCTCAAGTTGACTCGTGGATTAAAGCAGTTGGAGAAGACAAGAGAATACATGGCAGAGTCAGACACATCGGCGCTGTCACCGGACGGATGGCACACTCCAATCCAAACATGGCTCAAGTTCCTGCTGTAAGGGCTGAGTACGGTAAGCAGTGCCGTGAGTTGTTTACTGTTCCTAGTGGTCGTGTTCTTGTTGGTGCTGATGCAAGTGGTCTTGAGCTACGTATGCTTGCACACTACATGAACGATGATAACTACACAAAAGAAATACTAACAGGTGATATACACACAGCTAATCAAAAAGCTGCTGGTTTGGAGACAAGAGATCAAGCCAAGACATTTATCTATGCGTTCTTGTACGGTGCAGGTGATGCCAAGATAGGTAGTGTGGTAGGCGCTACGAGCAACGCAGGTCGTAAGTTAAAAGAGACATTCTTAAAGAACACACCAGCATTAGCAGAGCTACGACAGAAGGTAGCTACAGATGCGGCATCTGGTTTTGTTACTGGTCTTGATGGCAGACGTATACGTGTACGTTCACAACATGCTGCACTTAACACGTTACTACAAGGCGCTGGTGCTGTGGTAATGAAACAGGCTATTGTTATCTTGTATGATTTGTTAGCTCATGTAGATTTCAAGCTGGTTGCACAGGTTCACGATGAATGGCAGATAGAGTGCAGACCAGAGGACGCAGACTTCATAGGTAAGTCTTGTGTCAACGCAATGATATTCGCAGGTGAACTCCTGCAACTGAACTGTCCGTTAGACGGAGAGTATAGGGTTGGTACTAGTTGGTGTGATACTCACTAGCACAATTCTATTTTATGTGGTATAATATTAGGGTAAGTTTAACTAGCAGGAGAAATGCTATATGTCTAATGAAGCACCCAATGTAATGGTTAACTGTGAATTGTTCTGGCCTAACCTGACTCACAAGAACGAGTTAGCAGGTAAGTACACAGTTGATCTTGCTAACCTATCTGATGCTGCTGTTGTTGCGTTGGAAGATATGGGTATCAACATTAACAACAAGGGAGATGAGCGTGGATCGTACATCACCTGCAAATCCAACAACAAGTACAGAGCGTTCAGGTCTGACGGAACAGAGTTGCTCATCAAAGGACGGACACCACGAGATGACATGGACGATCCAGAAACAGGAGTCGTGGTGGGTAATGGTTCCAAAGCCAAGTGCCTCATCGGGTATTACGATTGGGAGTACCTCAAGAAGAAAGGTCGTAGTGCCACACTCAAGCGTCTTGTAATTGATGAGGTTGTTGAGTACGCACCAGAAGTAGAAGAGATGGAAGCTCTGTGATACTCATTGACGGTGACATGCTGGTGTACCGTGTAGGGTTTGCCTGTGACGAGGAAAGTGAAGACGTTGCAGTGCAGACCCTAGACAACTACCTGTCTGAAATGGTTGTAGATCTTTCAGAACACTACAACACCAGCACTGTGTACCTAACAGGTAAGGGCAACTTCAGGGACGAGGTTGCTGTTACTCTACCGTACAAAGGAAACAGAACAGAGAAGCGTGTACCTGTACACAAGAAACTGCTCCGTGATTTCATGGTGTCAGAATGGAACGCACAAGTTGTTAACGGCATGGAAGCTGACGATGCCATAGCTATCAAGGCCACTGAGCTAGATCACAAAGCTATCATCTGTTCCTTGGACAAAGACTTCAAGCAGATTCCTTGTCCTATGTACGACTACACCAAGAAAAACTTAAATGCATTTAACCCTGATGACGCTATGCGTTGGTTGTATAAGCAAGCGTTGATGGGTGATCGTGTTGATAACATACCCGGCATACACGGTATCGGTCCTAAGAAAGCAGACAAGATCATTGATCCTTGTACTACTGAATGGGAGTGCTACAGCGTGTGCCTTACTCACTACTGGGACAACGAGTTGGATGAAGACCGACTACTAGAAAGCCTTAACCTTCTGTACCTGTTACGTTCACATGATGACAAGTATGAGAAACCAAGTGAAGTATGATTCTAAGTTTGAGAAAGAAGCCCATGAGATTATGCAGGGCTGCGAGTATCATCCAGAACAACGTATCTTTTATGTAGTTCCTAAACACTACGAGCCTGACTTTGTTTACACGCACCGTGGTAAGACTGTGTACATAGAAGCAAAGGGTAGGTTCCGTACATCTGAAGAGGCACGTAAGTATGTCATTATCGCAGAGGCACTTAGCTGGACGGAGGAGTTGGTATTTCTCTTCCAACGACCAAGCACCCCAATGCCGGGAGCCAAACGAAGAAAAGATGGTACACGCTACACAATGGAAGAGTGGGCAGAGAAGCATGGATTCCGTTGGTACACTCTTAAAACAATACCTACAGGATGGAGAAGATGACAAGACATCTAGTAATACCTGACACTCAGATAAAACCAGAACATCCCATTGACCATATGATGTGGGCTGGTAGGTATGCTTGTGCTGTCAAGCCTGACGTTATCGTACATCTGGGTGATCACTGGGATATGCCATCGTTGTCATCGTATGACGTAGGTAAGAAATCGTTTGAAGGTAGACGTTACTCTGCTGATGTTGAGGCAGGCAACGAAGCTATGCAGGTATTCATGGACTGCATCAGAGCAGAGCAACAGCGACTGCGTAAACGTAGAAAGAAGATATGGAAGCCGCGTCTTATCTTTACACTAGGTAACCATGAACAACGCATCGAACGTGCAGTAGAGAACGATGCAAAGCTAGAGGGACTGATGAGTTATGAAGATCTTAATCTGCGCGGTTGGGAAGTTCTTCCGTATCTTCAGCCTATCATTGTGGATGGTGTCGCTTATTGTCACTTTTTTACTAGCGGTGTTATGGGCCGCCCAGTCACAAATGCAAAGCTACTGCTCCAAAAGAAACATATGTCATGCATCATGGGACACGTACAAGACAGAGACATTGCCTTCGACAGAAACGCAGCAGGAAAAAGAATGACCGCACTGTTTGCTGGTATATACTATCAACATGATGAGCAGTATCTTAACCCACAAACAAACGGATCTTGGTCTGGTCTTTGGGTTTTGAATGAAGTAGATAACGGTACGTTTGATGAGATGCCTGTATCTATGACGTATCTACGGGGGAAGTACGGTGCTAACTCTTGACGAATTACTTGAGCGTATTGCATCACGATATGATGAAGTAACTATAATGGAAGTATTAGAGATTACATCCGAAGATCTAGTTGAAAGGTTTGCTGACAAAGTAAACATCAACAGTTGGAAGTTTGATTTGGAGGAAGAACATGAGTAACGAATCAATAGATGACGCAACACCAGAAGAGTGGGACAAGGTTAACAAGTACAAAACATTTACAGGTAAACTGTTTCACCCTAGTGATAAGCACAATCCAGTAACCCAGCCTGACCACTACAACAAGGGCGCTATCGAAGCCATCGAAGCAATCAAGGCGTCCATGCACCCTCAAGAGTACAAGGGATACCTCAAGGGTAACTGCCTGAAGTACCTCTGGAGATACGAGTACAAGAACGGAGTAGAGGATCTGCGTAAAGCCCGTGTGTACCTAGACTGGTTAATCAAAGAGATGGCTATATGAGTGCTATCTTTGACTTAGAACAACAGATGTTAGATTTTGCAAACGTCACTAAGGACATAGACCTAGTAACTAGATACTTCTTAGACTCCTCAGAGTGGAATGACCACATTAGCCCGAAGGCGACTGACGCAATGATTAACAAGTACTTTGCCATCAAGGAACTGTACGAGATCAAGTTTGACGAGATGTGGGAAACCTTTGACCAAGTGTGCAAGGAGTACCACAAGAGAGGTAAACATGAAAGTAATTGACGGCAAGTTTGGAACAAAGACAGAAGAGAAAGAGATAACCACGGCTGAGTTTCTGGCTGCGTTTGCTGCAAAGGCTACGATACAGGAGAACGAAGGCAGGAAACCAAAGGTAGTCGTGGTCATGTACGAGGACGGTGAGATGTTTGAAGTAGCGTCCAACGAGCAGTACCCTGATGGAGTGTATATGCTCCTACAGTTAGCGGCACAGGCAATCATAAACGAAACACTAGGAGTAACAGAATAGATGGATGCATACCAACAGTACATACACAAGTCACGGTACGCTAGGTACCTACCAGACGAAAAGCGTAGAGAAACGTGGGAAGAAACAGTAGCAAGGTACGTCAATTACTTTGCAAATAAGTTTGACATCGAAGATAGTTATGATGAAATCCTGACAGCTATTGACGACCTAGATGTTATGCCATCTATGCGAGCGTTGATGACTGCTGGTGAAGCATTAGATCGTGACAACGTAGCAGGATTTAACTGTAGCTATCTTCCTATTGATCATCCCAAAGCATTTGATGAGATGATGTACGTTCTCATGTGTGGTACAGGTGTAGGGTTTAGTGTTGAACGGCAGTATGTACAGAAATTACCAGAAGTAGCAGAGGAGTTCCATGAAACAGACACAGTTATTAATGTGGCGGATTCGAAGATCGGATGGGCGAAATCGTTTAGGGAGTTGGTATCACTGTTGTATTCAGGTCAAGTTCCCAGATGGGACGTTAGCAGAGTACGACCTGCAGGTTCCCCGCTCAGAGTTTTTGGCGGTAGAGCATCGGGTCCAGAGCCTTTGCTCGACTTGTTCAGATTCACAGTTGAACTCTTTAAGGGAGCTGCTGGACGAAAACTTAGCTCCATTGAATGTCACGATCTTTGCTGCAAGATTGCTCAAATCGTTGTCGTTGGAGGAGTCAGACGATCAGCACTTATCAGTCTTAGTAACCTAACAGACGATAGACTGAGGCGTTGTAAGCATGGACAGTGGTGGGTAGAAGAACCCCAACGTGGACTAGCCAACAACTCAGCGTGTTACACAGAGAAGCCTGACTTTGAGGCGTTCCTTAACGAGTGGACTAGTTTATATGAATCACGATCTGGTGAACGAGGTGTGTTTTCTAGAGTGGCAAGTCAAAAGCAAGCTGCAAGAAACGAACGAAGAGATGCTACCTATGATTTTGGAACTAATCCATGTAGCGAAATCATCCTCAGACCCTATCAGTTCTGCAATCTTTCTGAAGTTGTTGTCAGGGCAACCGATACGCTCGCTAGTCTCAAACGAAAAGTACGCATTGCGACTATCCTTGGAACTCTACAGGCTACCCTCACTGACTTCAGATACCTAAGAGCCATTTGGAAAACAAACACAGAGGAAGAGGCACTGTTGGGTGTGTCACTGACGGGCATCATGGATCACCCTATGTTGTCTGGAAGAGGAGACAAGAATGAACTCAAGAAGTGGCTTAGAGCCATGCGACAAGAAGCAATCAACACTAACAAGATCTGGGCTGAGAAGCTGGGTATCAACGTGTCTACTGCTATTACCGCTGTTAAGCCTTCGGGTACTGTTAGTCAGTTGGTCGATAGCGCTAGTGGTATCCATCCTCGTTATAGTGCACAGTACATTCGACGAGTACGCGCAGATTCTCGTGACCCACTATGCAGAGTACTAGAGGCCGCAGGAGTGCCTGTAGAGGACGATCTCATGTCACCCAGTACTAGGGTATTCTCCTTCCCTATAGCGTCCCCTGACGGCGCTGTGACAGCCTCAGAGATGGGTGCTATGGAGCAGCTAGAACTGTGGGAGATATACCAAGACGAATGGTGTGAACACAAACCATCTATGACTTGTTACTACAGAGACAACGAGTTCTTAGAGGTAGGCCAATGGTTGTACAATAAGTTTGATAAGGTGTCAGGGATTAGCTTTCTTCCCTACTCAGATCACACCTATCAACAAGCACCATATGAACCTATTGACAAGAAGACATACAACAAGATTGTAAAAGACTTTCCGAAAAATATCTTCTGGGATATAGAGGAGGCCAGCGACATGACCGAAGGATCACAACAACTGGCCTGTACAGGAAACAACTGTGAACTATAGCGTTACGACATAAAGAATATAGAGTAACCGTTAGACTTACCTACGTCCTCTGGCTTATCTTTAGGGTCATGGGGCGTAGGTATTCCTTCAGCCTGCATCTTTTTGATACGCTCCTTAGAACGCTGACACATACTGTGGTAATCAATGGACGTATAGTTTACTGTGTGTTTGTCGTTGTCTTTCATTCTTCTGTTATCCCTTTTATCGTTTTACCTACAAGTGGTAGTGCTTCAAGTGATTCATCTGGAATAGGATCTGGAACTTCTCCTGCTATTAAAGCACGAGCCACAGAAGCTGTATCCTTAAGAACTGCAGCAGGAAGAGTAGCGCCTACCGGAGGTAATATGTTGTTCATAAACGATGTAGCAGGGTCGCTCATAAATTTATCGTACCCATAATCGTTAGCTCCCATAGCACCAAAGGTAAATACAGAGCCTATCTGATATAACGCACCCATAGCTGCTTGCTCTGGGTCAGGAACTTCACCCTTAATAACCTGCCTACCCTCGTTAACAAGACCATAACCACCGCCAGACAACACAATATATCTCATTGCATTTTCTAGTGCTTGCTTCTTGTTCCCGTCCCTCCACTCTTTAAATATTCTACGTTCCATTAAATCAAACTGCTTAATAGCAAACCCCTTTAACATATAAAACAAACGAGCGTTAGGATTAGCTAAACCAAAAGCAGTCTGCGCTGCGGCGTTAATTGGTTGCAGCCGAAACAAATCAAACATAACAAGATCACGTACTAGTTCACTGCTAGTATTGCCAGCAGCTATGTCACGCTTTAGTTGGTCTAGTTCAGGTTTACTAAAACTGTACTGCCACTTATTATCAAAAGAACCATCAGCTATATCTTGTCTTGCTTTGCGGAAAGAAGCGCCCATGATACGGCTCTTACCGAACTGATCTAGTTTAGAAAAACCTGACCATTTCATAGACCATTCCAACAAAGACTCACTAGCTTGTGCTGCATTTTCTAAAAACTTGTTACCGCTAATACGCTCTCCTAACAATTTCTGATCTGTTCCTTTTCTTGCTTTACGTACAAACTCACCAAATACTTGCCTAGCTAATCCCATGTCTTCAGGATTAAATACAATATTATTTTTATTGAATAAAGCACCAAGTACAT